CTAAAACGAGGTCAATTATCAGGAGCAGGAGCAAGTAATACTTCTTCATTAGCTTTTGCAGGAACAGATGCTCCTCCTTTTAATAATGTTAAAACTGAAACAGAATCTTGGAATGGTTCAAATTGGACTGAAGTTAATAATCTAAACACAGGCAGAAGAAGAGGTGGTGGATTTGGAATTGCCACAGCAGCTATTCTTGCGGGTGGAGCAGACAGTGGTGGTAGTAATGTTGCTAATGTAGAATATTATAACGGAACTAACTGGACAGAAATGAATGATTTAAATCAAGCAGGATTATTAGAGGGAAATGGTATTGGAGAATATACTGCGGGATTAGCTGTAGGACGAAGCACTTCTCCATCAGCTGTAACAGAATCGTGGAACGGAACTAACTGGACTGAAGTTGCAGATTTGAATACAGGTAGATTTTCTGGCTCTGGTTTCGGAACTCAAACTTCTGGATTATATGCAGCAGGAAATCCATTAAGATCAATAGCAGAAGAATGGAATGGATCTTCCTGGACAGAAGTTGCAGATTTATCTACAGCAAGAGAAGCTTTTGCAGCTGGTGGAACAGTTCCTTCAGGTATAGTCGCTGGTGGTGGAACATCAGCACCTAATTTATCAGCTACAGAATTATGGACAGGTGCAGGTGCACCAATCGGTGCTTGGTCTACTGGAGGATCTTTAAATCTAGAGAGAAGACTTGCTTCAGGTGTAGGAACAAAAGATGCAGGTTTAGTTTTTGGTGGAGATAATCCAGGTTTTTTTGCAAATACTGAATCTTATAATGGCACAAGTTTTACCGAAGTAAATGATTTAAATGCTGCTAAAAGACAAATGGGACAAGCTGGAACTCAGACATCAGCTCTAGGTTTTGGTGGATACACTGGACCAGCTTATATAGATGACACTGAATCATGGAATGGAACCAACTGGACTGAGGTTAACGATATGAATAATGCTCATTCTGGACCTGGATCAGCAGGAGTTAGTAATACATCAGCATTATGTGCGGGTGGAAATGATGCAGGAACTAATAATCTAACACTAACAGAAACTTGGAACGGAACAAATTGGACAGAGGTGAACGATTTAAATACTGGCAGAACTGGATTAAACGGACATGGAACTCAAACATCAGCTTTAGTTTATGGTGGATATGATTATTCACCTAATATAACAACAAAGACAGAATCATGGAATGGAACCAACTGGACTGAGGTAAACGATCTAAATCAAGCTAGATATAATTTTTCAGGATCAGGAACTGATAGTAGTATAGGAATGTGCTATGGTGGAGACGCACTCTCACCTAATGCAATAGCAAATACAGAATTATGGACTGGAGCTAGTTGGACAGAGGCTGCAGATTTAAGCACTTCAAGAGGAAGTGCAGCAGGGTCCAGAGGAGTCGGAACCACTTCAGCATTATGTTCTGGTGGTAATCCAGGTTCAGGTCCAGAAAGAACTTCTGCTACAGAAGAATGGTCTGGTTCATCAGTAACAACTAAAACAGTAAGCGCGAGTTAATTATGACAACATATAAAGAATTAAAAGGAACAAACATTGAGGTCAATTCATCTGATCCATCAAATCCTCTTGAAGGACAAGTTTGGTTTAATTCAACATCAAATGTTTTAAAAGGACAAAGACCTAATTTATCAGGATCTTGGTCAACTGGTGGTACTTTAAACACAGCAAAATATGGTCACGGAGGAGCAGGCACTCAAACAGCTACTTTAGCTTTTGCTGGTCAAACTAATATACCTGGAGCAAAAACCACTAAAACAGAATCTTATGATGGAACTAATTGGACTGAAGTAAACGATATGAATACTGCAAGAACTTTTCTTGGAGGTAGTGGAACTCAAACTTCTGCTTTAGGGTCTGCGGGAGAAGAACCTGGAGGAGCAACAGCAAAAACAGAATCATGGAATGGAACTAACTGGACGGAAGTTAATGATGTTAATACACCAGCTTATTTTAGAGGAGCTGCAGGTGCAGATAATACATCTCAATTAACTTTTGGTGGAACTGGTCTTACAGCAAATACTGAAAATTGGAATGGATCTAATTGGACAGAGGTTAATAATTTAAATGTAGCTAAAAATATTGTTGGAGGAGCAGGTATAGCAACAGCAGCTTTATGTATTGGAGGAAATACTGGTTCAGTTACTGCACAGACAGAACAATGGAATGGAACAAATTGGACTGAAGTTGGAGATTTAAATACTGCCAGAAAAGCTGTATCGGCAGCAGGAAATTACACTGACTCATTAGCTTTTTCAGGAAATACACCACCTTATAGTGCGTTAACAGAACAATGGAATGGAACTAATTGGACAGAAGTTGCAGATTTAAGCACGGCCACATATTACGCAGCAGGTTCTGGTAGCACACCCGCAGCTTTCTGT